TGGCTTACAAACCTTCAGGTCTAGTAACCTTACTACCAACCACCTGTGTGGCTTACAAACCTTCAGGTCTAGTAACCTTACTACCAACCACCTGTGTAGCCTGGGGGCCTAGGAGCCTAGTAACCTTACTACCAACCAACAGGGCAGCCTAAGAGCCTTGGGACCTGGAAGCCTGGATACCAGACGGCAGGCTGGGGTACTAGCCTATGGACTACTGGTTGTGTGACTAGAGGGCCCGGGGGGCGAACCAGCCAGGTGGGCTAGGTCAGGTGGCCCGTAGCTAATAAAACACAGCCCATTTTTTGGTCTGGAAGGTTCCAACTACGGGAATATATAATACCGTAATAATAAAACACAGCCCATTTTTGGTCTGGAAGGTTCCAACTACGGGAATATATAATACCGTAATAATAAATTAGTAGCACGGCTGTACGACACACCGATAAAACAACACGAATTTTTGCAATGTAAAAATATTACAGTGCCGTATGTGCCGTATGCGCCTGGTAGCTTAGAAGTGTTGCTATGACTGTATTTCGGCGGCACCGCGAGAGCACATAGTCTATGTATAGATATGTGCTTTTTTACTTAGTTATTGCCTACATATAGATAGTTCCATTGCTTAGGCTCGCCTACCCCTCGCGCGCAGGTATGTGCTAATTTTTCTTGGATTTCTCGGACAATGGGACAGAAAATTAATCAAATCCAATAACGGTATTATACAAAATCTTTTGGTCGATGGACAAATAATGGTATTATATAAAATCTTTTGGTCGCCGATGGACAAATAACTGTATTATACAAAATCTTTTGGCCGATGTACAAATAAAACTTATTATGATATTATATAAGCATAATAAAGCAATACTTTGGGGTAAGCATGAAACAGTGTAGTAAATGTAAAGAATATTATGAGGCTAACTTAAATAATTTCCCTAGGGACAGTCGAACCAGAGATGGTCTTAGTAGTCATTGCAAGAACTGTGTTAGATTATATAATAGAAAGAATAGTCTTGCCTATTATGCGCGTAAAAAGGGAATGACTCTTATAGAATATTATAAATACCTTGAGGAAAAGTTTCCATATAAGAAAGAAGACTATATAGAGAAACGTGAAGAGTTAGAACATAAGGAACGATTAAAAGTAGAACCTAAATTAATAGTCAATGGAAGGATATTTTAATGTATACAAAGGAACAGTTGAACCAAATAGCCACAGTTTTAGGTATAGATATTGAGGACGTGAAAGGTGATATTGTAGAAAATCATTCTATTAGCCTTGATATAAAGAAAAGAATAAAGCGTATTGAGAAGAAAATACGTATTAGACAGATACGGATAAAATTAAACCAACAAAAATTAGATTTTGGAATAGAGCCCCATCGGGCCGCCCATCAACGGGCCCAAATTAAGTATGACCTTTATGACCTACCATTACTAGAGAATGAGATTGAAGAAGCAAACAATGAGTTAGAGCGTGCAATGGAGAAATTATGTAATGAGCTTTTCCCAGGAGAATGATAAGGACTTCATTATAGATGATGAGAACATCATCGAGCCTGAAGAGGTCCTTGAGCAGACGGTCGAGAGGACGAAAGATGAGTTGGAAGCTCTACCCTATCAGCTTACGAAGACTCAGCTGACAGAAGGGCAGAAGGCCAACAGGTCCTTCCACCTCAAGAAGACAATGAAAGAGAAGTTTAATGTCCCGGAGTCCAAGTGGAAGAGGTTTCTCCACCCGAGTATCCGGGAGAAGTTTTTGCATTATGTCCGGGAGACCGGGAGCCTGACGGGTGCTGTGGTCAAGCTGAGGAAGAGGCAGGAGTTCGATATAGCAGCCAGCACTGTGAAGAATCTAATAAATAGATTCCCCACATTCGGTCTTATGTACGAGGAGGCCATTGAGGAATATAAGTTCTGCCTGGAAGAAGAGGCCAAACGACGGGCAGTAGATGGAGTAGACGAAGCAGTCTATTACCAGGGTGAAGTTTGTGGTTATCAGAAGAAATATAGTGATTCATTATTAAGCAAGCTCTTAGAGGCTAATGTTGGAAAGTATCAGAAGAAAAGTGCTGGTGGCAGCAACACATTTAATGGACCGATTCAGATTAATATAAAGAAGGATTTTGGATGATGGAAAAATTAGCTTCTTGGACCTGTCTTCAAGTACGTGAGTTGAGGAGTCAACCTATGGGAGGATTGCTTTGTTAGTTCAGAATCAAGAGATTAACTTACCTCACAACTGGGAACCTTGGGAACATCAGCTCCCGGGGTGGAATGCTATGATGAAGAGGAACATCAAGAGAGCTGTCTGGGTCTGGCACCGTCGGGCCGGGAAGGATTTGACCGCTTTGAATGTTCTCGTCTGCAAGGCGTTAGAGAGAGTCGGGGTCTATTGGTATGTGTTGCCTGAGTACGCGCAGGCTCGTAAGATTATCTGGGGCGGTCAGCGGGACGATGGTAAGAAGTTTATAGACCACATACCCGAGGAGCTCATTAAAAGGAAGCGTGACGACACTATGTTCCTGGAGCTCATTAACGGCTCTACTATCCACATGATTGGTTCCGATAAAGCTGACTCTCTTGTAGGAACTAACCCTGTGGGGGTTATATTTTCCGAGTACAGTATCCAGAATCCGAAGGCCTGGAACCTCGTTCGTCCTATTCTTAATGCGAACAATGGTTGGGCTATATTTGTTTATACACCTAGGGGATACAACCACGGGTTTGACCTTTATGAAATGGCCAAGAAGCAGGAAGAAAAATTTCCCGAGAGATGGCACGTGCAGCTTCTCACAGTAGATGATACGGACAAGATACTTGTTGGGGATGATGGTAATTGGTTAAAAGATGAAGATGGCAATTGGATTCGGGGGCCCATTGTTACTGAGGAGATGATGGATGAAGACAGGGCGACCGGTATGCCCGAGGAGATGGTTCAACAGGAATATTATTGCTTTAAGCCCGAGGCGCCTGTTGTTACTACAGTAGGCATCAAGCCTATCGGCCAGATAGAGCCTGGGGACCTTGTGCTTACTGACAAGAATAGGTATAAGCCAGTTAAAAATATTATCAGTAGACCGTATAGCGGGGAATTAGTAAGAATTAAATCTTACGGTAATAATGACGATATTATTTGCACACCAGAGCACCCGATTAAATTGGTAGACAAATCTACTCAAACGTATAGATGGGAACAAGCTCAGAATATACAGATAGGCGATAGGTTAACTTTTCCACGAGTCAATCTTGGTAAAAATCCTATTGTCAAAAAAGAAATGGCCCAGTTAATTGGCTGGTTTATTGCTGAAGGCTCAATTAGTAATAATCAAGTTAACTTTACTTTAAATATTACTGAGGTATCTTACCAGCAAGAGATTCAAAATTTACTAACTTCTCTTGGCTATGCCAGTAAGGTATATCTAAACAAAAAAGGCAATAGTCAAAATATAGTAGTTAATTCTGTGGAGCTCCAACAATTTTTAATTTCTACTTGTGGTTGTGGTGCTAAGTATAAGAAAATACCCTTTGGGCTTATCTCTAGCTATGAGAAAGAAGTTTTTGATTGTTTAATGAAAGGCGATGGTTGTATAAAGACCGAGGCTAGTCACAAAAGGCAACATTTGCTTTCTTACGCAACTGTCTCTCAGTCTCTAGCCTATCAAGTACAGTTGTTAGCTCATTCTCTAGGTTATACTGCTGGAATATCTAAGCGAGTAAGCTCACCAAGTCAAATACAGGGAAGAGCAATAAAACCTGGTGAGTATTACACAATTCAGATAAATCAGCCGAAAGAAGCCACTAAAATGGGTATACATAAGTATAGTGTGTCAGGTTATGTAAAAGAAATTACTAGAGAACAGTATACAGGTAGAGTGTATAATTTGTCTGTCCTAGGCGATGAATCCTATGTGGTGTGCGGGCGTAGTGTACATAATTGTTCCTTCGACGCCGCGATGGTGGGCTCCTATTACGGAGACCTGATGACGGCCGCCCGTAAAGAGGACCGTATTGGTGAGTTCCCTTATGATGAACGGTTCCCTGTACATACTTGCTGGGACCTTGGTAAGGCTGACGCTACTTCTGTATGGTTCATGCAGATTATTAATAAGAAGTTATACTGGATTGATTATCAGGAGTGGAAGGGTAAATCTTTCCAGGAGATTATTAAAGAAGTGAAGGAGAAGCCGTATGTATACGGAACGCACTTGGGACCGCATGACCTTAAGGTATCTGACTATACTTCTCGCCAGTCTCGATGGGCTATTGCAAAAGGTCTGGGTATACGGTTCAGTATCGTTCCGAAGTTATCCATCCAGGACGGCATTGATGCTGTTAGGAGAGTATTGCCGCGTTCTCATTTTGATAGAGAGAAGGCTGCTCAGGGGATTGCGTGCCTATGTCAATACCAGAAAACCTATGATGATGTACGGAAGATTTATTCGGACAAACCACTCCATAACTGGTGTTCTCATGGCTCTGACGCCTTCAGAACCTATGCTGTGGGTGCTCATTTCATTCGCGAGAATATTGAAGATGAGTTCAACTCTCCTGGAGTTGCTAAGGCAGATTACGACCTTTTCACACATGAGGGGGTTGACAAGAAATATATTGCTGGGTCGGATTATGATATAATGTAGCGGGTTAAGATGGAAATACTTAATGGTAATAAAGATAATATAGTAAGGCTCCCTGAAAGATACCAAGTTGATGGTTTTCAAGATATTCATAGGGGTTTTATATTACCGTGGTCCGATATAGATAGGTCTGAGGTTAAGATATTCAATTTTACTGATGAGGATACAGGTGAAAATGTCTCTTATTATGTAGTACGGGTAGACCTTAAAGGTGGCTCACGTATTTATATAAAGGCTGATACTGAGGACGAAGCTTATCTTATAGAACGTGACCTAAATAAGATTAGAATGAATGAGCTTAACAGAGTATGATATTATAATATTATAGGTTAATTAGTTTGATTAAGGGAGATAAATAATGGGTTCACCTAAACCTAAACCACAACCTTATCAGCCACCACCAGCTCCCAAACCTCCGAAGAAAGATACACAAGTCCAAGAGGAGGTTGCTGAAACTTCAAGGGTCGCTCGTCAAAAACGGCGTTTTGCAGGCGGTTATCGTTCCACTATACTTACAGGTGGACTCGGTGTATTAGATGAGGCTAGTACAAGGCGAAATACGTTAGGATAAATATATGATAAGTAATAAACAGCTTAAGTTCCATATAAAACGACAAAAGGAACTCCGTGCTGGTAGAAGTAACTGGGATACAAATTGGCAAGAACTCTCAACCTATCTAGCTCCGGGGCGTATTACTGTTAATTATAAAAGGTCCCCTGGTTCAAAGACTAAGACATTATATGACCATACTGGAGCACTTGCTGCCCAGAGACTTGCTGCTGGATTATACTCTCGTACAGTTAACCCTGCATCAAAATGGTTCTTTCTTGGTCCTGACGAACAAAATCAAGAATTATTATATATTCCTCGTGTTGCTACCTGGCTGGATAATGCTCGGGATACGGCTCAAGCAACTATGAATAAAAAAGCTGCTGGGTCGTTTTATCAAATCTACTTAGACCTGGTTACCTTGGGCTCGGCTGTTCTGTTCATTGACGAGGTTCCTCTTAAGGGGCCTCGTTATTTTACTTATCCTATTGACCAGATAGATATTGCTGAAAATGCTGAAGGTATAGTTGATACAGTTTATAGAAGTTACAAGATGGCTCTAAGGCAGATTGAGCAAGAGTTCCCTGATACAGTTGGACAAATTAAGAAGTATGCTGAGCTTATAGATAAGGAACCAGATAAGCAATATGATATTATGCACGCTGTATTTCCACGTACAGACCGTGACCCTGATAAGTATGATAATGTTAATATGCCTGTAGCCTCAGTTTATATATTAACTGAGGAAAATCTTGTACTTCAAGAATCAGGCTATCCTGAGATGCCTTATATAGTACCACGTTTAGAGGTCCTATCTGGTGAAAAATATGGTAGAGGTCCTGGAAATATCGCTCTTCCTGAAGTCAAATCTCTTAATGAGCTTCAAAAAGTCCGCTTAGATAATGCCCACCTTAAGAGCAGGCCACCTCTTGATGTACCTCTTCATGCGTATGTCAACCCGCTTCACATGATTCCTGGTTATAAGAACCTTAACCAAGACGAGAGTGGCAAGATTGCGAAGCCTTTGCATGTGGCTGGTGACCTCAGCTATCAGACAGCTGATATTAAAGAATCCCGTGCGATTATTAAAGAGATGTTCTATAATGACCAGCTCTATCTCAGAGAAGGGCCTCAGATGACAGCTACTGAAGTTAGAGAACGTATGGACCTCCAAATGCAACTTATGGGTCCATGGCAAGGTAGATTAGAACCTGAGTTCTTCGAGCCTGTTGTTGTACGTACCTTAGGCATATTGATGAGACAGGGAATTATACCTCCACCTCCTGAAGAACTTATCGAGGTTGAGTATGACCACATGGCTAAAGCTTGGACACCTACAGGTGAAACAAAGAATATCAAGGTTATTTATGACTCACCACTTGCTCGGGCACAGCGGCTTGCTGATGTAAGTGTCATAGATAATACGAAAAACTCCTTGGCCCTGATTTCATCTGTTAATCCTGAAGAGGGAATGAGAATTTCTCAACACTTTAATCTAGCTCAAATGGAAATTGATAGAGCTCGCGCCCTCGGCTTACCTAACAAGTATATCAAGCAACCAGAGCAAGTTCAGGCTGAAGAGGGTGCTGCTGCTCAGAAACAACAGCAAGCTGAAGCACTTACTGTAGCTAAAGAGGGTTCTGAAGCACTTAAAAATATTAAAGATGTTCCTGGTGGTGGTAAGGTAACAAAAGATATACTTGCTAAGTTGGCTGCAATGGGAACTTAAGAGCATATTTACCTTGTTGTACGGTTGCGTTATGATAAAAACGTACAATATTGAGGAAAGACTATATGGGATTTAAGATATTTGATTTTTTGAACAGAAATCAACAGGACAAGTATGATAAGCGCATAGCTAGATTATATAAAGAAGTATTTAATTCTGATGCTGGTCAGGAAGTTTTAGCTGACCTTATTATGCACAGCCACGTATTAGAGTCCACTGAAGGTGACCTTATTAAAGAAGGTTGTCGTAAAGGGACTTTACGTATATTAGGTATACTTAATTATGACCCTAAAAAACTTCAGAAAATGACAAAGAAAATGACTAGTGTAGAAGAAGAATTAGAAGATGAGGACGAATAATGAACTATGACGGAATTTTCAAAAGAAAAAGAGGTATGCTGCTCTGGGCCTATAACAACCCTCCAGGTGATGGCAATAACCCTGGTGACGGTGGTGGCGGTACTGACCCTGGTAGTGGTGGCGGTGAGCCTAACCCACCTGGCGAAGGAGCTCCAGGAGACGGAAATACTCCTCCAGCAGACGATAAAGGAACTGGGGGAACTGGAGACAATAGCGATTCTGGAGACTCCGACGACTCGTTAAACATTAAATATGGAGATGATACTCCCATAGACAAGTTTCTTGAAGCCTATCCACAATTTAAGGATAATGGTTCTATTAAACGTTATAAGAATGTTGGTGAACTCCTTAAAGGCTTTACTGAGCTTGATTCTAAAATGGGTAATATGATTGCTCTTCCAGGCGAGGATGCTTCTGACGAAGAAAAGAATGCTGCTATGGATAAAATATTCCAGAAGCTTGGTAAGCCTGAGTCAGCTGACAAGTATGAACTTTCAAGTGATGTCCCAGATGGACTTCAGTTTAATGAAGAGTTACAAAAGGACTTTAAACAATTTGCTCATGAGAATAATTTCACTGCTGCTCAAGCCGCAGCAGCTCAGAAATTTTGGAATGATAAAATGGGCACTACACTTGAAGAGCATCAACGAAATCAACGTATAGCTGAAGAAACCAATGCTCAAACTCAAGCTAAAGAACTTAAAGGTATGTGGGGTTCTGAATACAAAACTAGAACCCAGATAGCTATCAACACAGCAAAAAGTTTACTTTCTCAAGATATGCTTGATTACCTTGATGAAACAGGTCTTGGTAACAATGCAAAATTTATCAGAGATATGTATAATATAAGTAAGAAATTCTCCGGCGACGGTCCACCTAAAGGACCCGGTGGCGGTGGTGGTGGAGAGGATTACGATTCTCTCACATCTGAAGCCATGTCAATTAAGAAAGAAAAAGATTGGCATCTTGACCCAGTCAAGAAAAAACGAGTCCAAGAGATAGACACGAAACGTGCGGAGTTAAGATTCGAGAAACCAAAACAACAGTAGTAGACGAGGCACCCGGGGTCACCGGTCTCAGACAGCTACTATCGTCACAGGAAGAGTCCGAAAGGGCACCTCGAACTGGTGACATAAGTATGGTGTACAGTTAGATGATAGTAAAAGGAGACTCAAAATGTCTGATACAATTCCTAACAGTTTTAAGGTGGCCTTCGACGATGAGTGCAAACTTGTCTATCAAGACAGCGGCCAAAGAATGAAAAAGGTTGTTAGAACGGAAAAATCTGATGGTTCTACATATACCTTCCAACTCTTAGGTAAAGGTGAAGCTAGTCAAAAAGCTAGAGGAGCCCAAATTCCTAGGATGAATTTAAACCACACCGCTCCAACAGCTACTCTCGGCAAATGGTATGCTTCTGAGCCTATCGATGACCTCGATAGATTAGTTCAATCTTATGATGAGCTTAAGAAGCTAGCTAGTATTTGTACAATGGCTGTCGGTAGAGCTGAAGATACTATAATTAAGAATGCTATCGTTGCAGGTGCTGTGGGCGCTGGTAACACAATCGACCATAACTCACTTGGATGGACCTTAGTTAAAGCCAAAATGCTCCATAGGGCCTTTGGTCAAAACTTTATCTTTGATTCTGGTATGGGTAACAACGTTGTATTCGTCACTTCAATGGGTTTTGAAGACCTGTTAAGTATTGACGGATTCTCTAACGCTGATTACATGGGACAAGAAGAAATGCCTTTCAAAATGTCCGGTCTTCAAGGTAAGAGATGGATGGGATTTGAATGGTATACATGGGATTCACTAACCCATAACTCTTCAACTCACGTAACAACCAACGTCGCATTCAACTCAGAGTGTGTAGGTTATGCTCACGCGGCTGACATTATCACTAAAGTATACAATAATGATGATACTGATGAGACTGTTGCTATGGCAAAAACCTACGGTGGTGCAACCGCTATTGATACAGATGGTCTGATGGTAATTTATACCTACGAACCAGACTTAACTGAATCAGGAACATAATGGGATGGCCGGTAATCCCGGCCTTTTCCCTTAACAAACAACAAGTAATAGTAGATAAGTAATAAAGGAGGCCCTCATGGCTTTTAATATGGAAAAATTGGATATAATCAAACAGTTCCATGGCGGTGAAGCATTGTGTCTTTATAGAAATGATTCTGACACACTTGCCACTATCATGGCATCTGGGTACTTTGATGATGCTGCAAATTACCTAGCTTCTGGAAGCTTGATTATAGCAACAGCATCAGACAACTATAGCATACTCAAGGTTACTAATACAGCTGATGTAATTACTACAGAGGGTGTTACAGCAACTGTAGCAGAACTTAATGCAGTAGCGGATGTTTCTGGTAGAATAGTTAATGTCACAGACGACTTAACCATGACTGCTGCTCTTCACGGTGGAAGAATCATAACTGTCAATAAAGATGACGGAGCTACAATCACTCTTCCCGCAGCTACCGGTTCCGGACAGAAGTATGAGATTTATGTAGGAACAACTATTACTTCTAGTAACCTGATAATAGAAGCTGCTTCAGCTGATGACAGCTTCACCGGATTTGCCTACGGCGTAGATACCGATGCTGAAGGCGATACAGGATATACCTGGAACGCTGATGCTAATGATGACACTATCACTATGGATGGTGATTCTAGAGGCGGCGTAGCTGGTGACAGAGTAGAGATTATAGATATAGCGGACGGCATATTTGCTGTAACTGCTCATATAACTCAGTCTGGTGGCTCAGAAGCTACACCATTCAGCGCTGCTGTATCCTAAGATAACAGCTAGTTAATAATAGTAATAAACCCCTGTCCGATTCGTACAGGGGTTTATTTATTAAACATATTAACTGATTCGGTAGTCCGTGCTATAATAATATTAAGAAACAAGGATTATGGTAGTGAAAATAGCGATAATAGGAAATCAAATCCTCAATAGTGGACCAATTCCTCCCGGCTATACAAAGTGGGGTTTTAATAGACAAATAAAAGAAGCTGATTATTGGTTTGATATTCATAGAAAAACCTGTGAGCATCTTACAGATAAGTCTGACTATGGAAAATTTATAAAAGAGAAAGGGAATAAGGCTTTTCTTTCTTTTGATAACCCTAATTTCCCGAAAGCTGAACATTTCCCTTGGGAGCAGTTGGTTTATAAGCATGGAGCTTTATTCACAAATTCAGTCGATTGGTTAATGGCTTATGCCATCACATTAAAACCTAAGGTAATACTTCTTTACGGTATAACAATTCACCCAGAAGATAATCACGCTTTTTGCCGCCCTGGTAATGAATACTTTATAGGTTTCGCAAGAGGACAAGGTATTGAAGTAATAATTCCATCAACCTCTTGGCTCTGTCGACCTGAATATATTACCCCCGAGTATTATATAGGTCTTGACCATGGTAGGGGTATTTATGTTAGTGAGGATGCACTAGAACAGACAGTATTATTTAAAAATAAACAGTTATATGGAATAGAAAATTAAGGAGAAAATTATGGTATTACAGAATGCAAGAAAAGTAGCTAATCCAACACATCTTATTTCAGTAGCACAAAATACTCATTATGGAGTATATTCAATTCAAACTACTCAGCCTGAGGAAATTATTGATGACCCTAGGTTTTTAGGCAAATGTTATCAATTTTTAAAACCTCTTGATAGAGTACAAGTTATAGATAGGGATGCTCAAGTAATATATGAGTATATTATGAAGAGCTTTGACTCTGTTAAGCTTTTAGCTGAAAAAATAAAATTATCTAAAATAGATTTAATGAGGGGCGAAGTTACTTATTATACTAATATGGCAGTTGGTCCTCAATATGTTCAAACAGGTGAAGAATATTCACAGGCGCCTGAATCATTAAAACTTCCTCCTGTAAGTAAACTTGCCAAGGTTAATGAAGACGAAGATGAAGAAGATGAAGGTAACGAATAATGGTTGTAGACGTTAGCTCAAGCTTAGATATAATGAATAATGCGCTTATCCTTTTGGACCAGTCGCCAATGGATTCAGCTGAGCTTACGGCTAATACAACGAAGACAGCTAAGGCTTGTAACATTAAATGGCCCACAACAAGGAACAGTTTGCTTAGACTTCATCCCTGGAATTGTGTTCGTGATAGGCAAGTACTTACTGTAGATGAGACAGCTCCAGCTTTTGGTTATTCCTATAGATATGAGCTACCTGATGGTACAGGTACGCCACCAAAATGTATTAGACCATTAGCTATTCAATATGAACAAGATGGGCATTATTTTCCTTTTGCATCAGGAACATTTGGTGGAGATATTCCTCTTAAGTATTCTTTTGTAATTGAAAACAGTTATCTTCTTACCAATACTCAAGGTACCACACTTAATAGAGATGAAACTGAAGGAATAAATCTTGTTTATACTTTTTTACCTAAAAGTGATGCTGTAGCTGATTATGATGATACACTTATAGAACTTATGTATTATAAATTAGCCTCTGAGATTGCTTTTACTGTAACAGGTAGCAGAAATCTCGGTTTAACTTTTAAAAAGGATTTTAAAGAGTTATTAAAAGAGGCTAGAGCTATTAATGCTCAAGAGATTGCTCCGGGTATTCCAGTAGGTGCTGTTCTTGGAGCATATTCTGGTTTATCTTATACAGGCGCTTCGGAGACTTGGTAAATGAGAATACATCCTGGAATAAATATATTTAATACAGGAGAAGTTACTCCATTAATGTATCATAGAAGAGACTTTAAAAAGTTTCCTTCTTCTTGTGCTGTGATGGAAAATTGTATACCACTTATTTATGGCCCTTTTATGAAACGTTCAGGAACTAAATATGTAGCTGGCGCTAAAAGTGATACAACTGATGCTTTATTAATTCCTTTTGTTTTTAGTGAGACACAATCCTATATAATTGAACTTGGTCACTATTATGTTCGTTTTTATACTAATGAGGGTCAAGTGGTAAAGACTCTTGCAACCACGGATGCTTGGGTTACTGGAACAAATTATATTAATGGTTACAGCTATGTAAAAGAAAGCGGAACTATTTATAGATGTGCTGAAACACATACATCTGGTACTTTTGCTGATGACCTTGCTGCAGGTAAATGGACAGAACAGTCTATTTATGAAATACCTTCTCCTTATGCTGCTGCAAATTTAACTGATTTAGATTTTGAACAGAATAATGATATTTTATTTATAACTTATAGTGGTTATAGACCAATGAAGCTTTCTCGCTATAATCATACTAAGTGGGTTATGGAAGAGGTTGCTTTTAAAGATGGACCATATATGCCAGAAAATACAAATGATAGTTATAAGCTAGCTGCTTCTGCCGCTACAGGTAATATTACTATTCAGGCTACTGGTCATGGACCATTTACATCAAGTGATGTAGGTAGACATGTATGGATTAGTGATGGAGGCTCACCACCAACTATTGGTTGGGCTAAAATTACAGCATATAATGATTCTGGTAATGTTGACGCAACAGTACAGAGAACAATGCCTATAGGTAATCAAACTAAATGGCGTCTTGGACATTATTCTGATGGGCGTGGTTGGCCTTATACAAATGGTTTTCATAGTGGTAGACATTATTATGGTGGAACAGATTCTGACCCAGGTAGAGTTGATGGTAGTGTTCCAGATGATTATGAAACATTTTCACCTGTAGACCAAGTTACTGGAGACCAAACCGATGCTTCAGCAATTCAAGCACCAATTTCAACAGGTAAATCTAATATAATTAAATGGCTTCTATCTATGGAAACATTGTTTGTTGGAACACTAGGTAATGAGGTTGCCTTTGAAGCTGAGGGTGGTGATACTGCTTTTACACCTACTAACTATGTTGTTAAAGAGATTTCTCAACATGGCTCAAAGAAACTTAAACCAATTAAACTAAATAATACTGGAATCTTTTTGCAAAAAGCTGGACGTAAATTAAGAGAAATTACTTATTCCTTTACAGACGATAAATATATTTTCCCAGACTTATCTGTATTTGCTGAGCATCTTACTTATGGTGGAATTAAACAAATTGCTTATCAAGAAGAACCTATTTCTATGTTTTGGATAGTAAAAGAAAATGGAGAACTAGTTTCCTTTGCTTATGATAAAAGGCAAGAAGTTATTGCTTGGGGTAGACATCAATTAGGTGGTAATTTTGTAAAGGTCCTCTCTGCTGCCGCAATACCTCATCCTACTGAAAATAGGGATAGAGTCTGGTTATTGGTTGAAAGATATATCGACGGTGGACTTAAACGCTATGTAGAATATTTTGAGTCTGAATTTGATACTAACACAGACCAAGAAGATGGTTATTTTGTTGATTGTGGAGCTACAAGAGATGTAACACAAGATATTGAAGATATTGAATGGGATGCTATTAATAGCGTTACAAANATAACAATTACCGGGCATGGCTTATCTACAGGCGATACTGTTATATTTAGAGATATTCTTACTTATGTAGGTACAGACTATTCTGAGTTAAATGGAAATAGTTATGAGATTACTAAAGTAAATAATGATACTTTTTCTATAGAAGTAGATTCTAGTAGTTATACAGAGTATAACACAAATCAAAATGGTACTATAAGCTCATTTATTTCTGAGATAACTAGTGGCTTAGACCATCTTGAAGGCGAGACTGTTGATGTAGTAGTTGATGGTGTACCTCAAACACAGAAAACCGTAACAAATGGTGAAGTAGAATTAGATAGTGCTGGAGCAACTATACATATTGGACTACCTTTCTCAGCCTATTGGAAATCTTTAAGAATGATGAAAGATATGGGGGATGGTTCTCACTCAGGAGCACGCCACCAAAAAATACATGCTATAGATATAGATATATACAAAACAAGCTATGCTAAATATGGTACAGAAATAAATGGTGTAGAAGAATTAGTTGAATTACCTATTGGAAATTCAAATTATGCTTTATCAACTAAAAAAGTAACAACTGATTTTGGCGGTCGTTGGGGTAAAGAACCACAAGTTATTATTAAAAGTGATAAGCCAACACCTTTATGTATTCAAGAAGTAACCCCGTTAGTGAGTGTGAATTAATATGAAAAAGAAATTAGAGATAGTCAAAACAATTCCACAACATTTTAAAGATATTGAAATACAAGAAGCTCAAGCATTTTGCAGAGAACCATTCGAAACTAATCCTAATTATGCTATACTATTGTGCGAGCAAGGTTTTACACGTACAGGTATAGCTGAAGATGGAACAATAGTAGGTATTATGGGCTTATTATTTAATCATGCTAATAGTGCTAGTGGTTGGGGTATATTAAGTCCTCATTTTAAAAAGTATATTAGACAAGCAATCCCTGCAGTAAAAGAAGTTCTTGCGAGCTATTCACACATAAACCGTATTGAAGTAAGCGCCTCAGTAAAATTTCCAGAAGCTCACAAACTTCTCACAAAATCTTTTGGTTTTAAACCAGAAGCTATATTGGAAAAATATGATATATTAGGTCATGACCATATTCTATATACCCGTATAGCTAATTCAATTGAATGGGAAATGAAATAATGAAAGTATGTTCTAAGTGTAAAATTGAATATCCTGAATATAGTAAAGTAAAAGATGTTCTTCGCAATAAACGTGTTAAAAACGTCACACCTTGTGATATAATAATTAAAGAGCAAATATTGGAAATACTTACTATAGAAGAGCATAAAGAAAAGCATAAATTGAGGTATAACTAGATGGCCGACCCTCTTACCTTGTTAATTATAGGCGGCATTCTCGCTGTAACAGGAACCGCAGTATCAACTGGGGTTGTTGCTCATCAAGCAAATGAAAGTCGCAAATATCAGCAAGAGGTTCTTGACAAACAAAGACTTGTTGCTGAAGAGAATGCTGCATTAGCTAGGCAACAAGCAGATGTTAAAGCTTGGGAAGTCAAACGTCAAGCACATAGGTTTAGAGCCACCCAACTTACGAAAATGGGGGCTTCTGGCGTAGGTATGGAAGGCAACTTCTTGGACTTAGTAGGTCAATCTGCTGCAGACCAAGAATGGGATATTTTAAATACTAAATATGAAGGTAAATTAACAGCTCGTCAACATATGATACAAGCAATGGGTGCTCAAGACCAAATAGATTTACTTGATAAGCAAATGCAGAATCCATGGCTTGAGAGTGGTATTGCGGGAGCAACTACTGCAGGCTCAACGATGTTCTCTATTGCTGGTTCCGGCGTTGGTAGCGGCTCAGGCGGCTCAGGCGGTGGTTCCGGTGGAGGCGGCTCAGGCGGTGGTTCCGGTGGAGGCGGTAGCTAATGGGAATTAAATATTATACTCCTCAAACAACAGTAGGTATAGGACAAGGTGCTGCTACCTATCCTACAACAAGAAAAGGTGTCTCAGGTTCAGCGGTTGCTATGGGTCATTTAGCTCAAGGTTTTGCGGCCTTGGGTAAATCTGCTGCTCAATATGGAGCTCAATTAGAAAAACGCAGAAATTTAGAAGAAACATCTAATGCTCAAGTAGAATTTATGACTCAGCTAGATAAACAAACAGCTAATTATCTTAGTGATACAGAATTTGAGGATTTCGAGACTTATACAGGACAGGCTAAAGACCAATTTGACAATCTTTTAACAACTACCTCACAAAGAATAACAAACCCTCAAATAAGGCAAGAATTTGTCAATAAAATGAGACTAGCTAAAGAAGCGCAGTATGTAGATAAAATTGCTTCACAAGGTAGACAATTATCTGAATCTCATTTTAAAGCTAGTGCTCAGAGAGATATAAATCAAATAAATTCTCTTTTACAGAACCCTGATTCTATGCTTTCTTATGAAGAGGCTGTTACAAACCTTGCTGATAAGATAGAGCAATATTCAGAAGGCCAAGAGGTTTCCGAGGAAGTTAAGGAACAGTTCTATAAAGAAGAGCAATTAAAGATGATTTTGTCCCATTCCTATGGGCAAATAGAGAAAGACCCAATTGCTTATAAAAAAGCCTTACTAGGCGATTATAATACTTTCTTACAAGAACGAGGTTATGATATTGAAGGTCAACCTGATGAGGAAGTTCTAAAGGAATTTTTTGAATCTGAGCATGCCCCTAATTTTGCCCGTGAGATGCCTCAGCATATTAGAGCTCGTTTATTAGGCGCTGCTGATAATAAGATTGCTGCCCTTCGTAAAAAAGCTGAGAAAGCTATGAAAGAGCAAGCCGTTATTGATAGGGCCCTGTTTGATAAGAACAATGAGCTTCATCTTATGAGTATAGAAAATGAAGGTAAACCTATACAACCCAATTATATTCCTCGGGTCATGGGTGATACTTCTAATATACTTGGAGAAAAATACAACCTTATTAATAAAGTAGCTAACGAGGCAGGAATAGACCCTATTCTATTTCTTTCTATGCTTGAACAGGAATCTGGTGCTTCTCATATTACTAAAGATGGTAAAATTATTACTTCTAAGGTTGGGGCTCTTGGTATAGGACAATTAATGCCGGCTACAGCCAAAGGTTTAGGGGTAGACCCTCATGATGAAGAAGATAACCTCCGAGGCGCTGCTAAGTATTTAAAACAACAATTGGCAACTTTTGGTGGCGATGTTTCCAAAGCTATTGCTGCTTATAATGCTGGACCAGGCGCCGTTAAAAAATACAAAGGTATTCCTCCATATGAGGAAACTCAGAAACACGTGAAAAGTATAATGGCTAAGTATAAAAAGAACTTAGCTGAGTACACACCTGAATTAGCTGGCACATCTATGCAAGAACAAGCTTATAATATTACTTTAGCTGAAACGGGTTCTGAAGCTCAAGCAAAAGTTGCTGCAATGAAACAACGAGACAAAGAAGTAAAAGCTGAATTAACTTATCAAATAAAGCAAGAAATAGGTGCCTTATTTACTGAAGGTGACCTAAGAGGCTTCCTAGAACAATACAAAGCCGAAGTAGCTCAGATTCCTGCTAATGACCCAAGAAAGGCCGTCTTCTCGGACAAGTTGAAATTAGCTGAAGCTCAAGTTGAGTCAAAAATAAAAGAAATGAAAAAGGACCCTGCTGCTTATATTGATAAGTATGCAAATGTAGTTGATGGTTTAGAAGGTGCTACTCGTTTTGAAGCTCGTCGAGTTGGACAACGCGCAATGGGTATTCCTGACGGTGGGGTTAAAGTTCTTACTAAAGCGGAACAAAACTTTTTTACACAAAACATCCTTGAACAAGATAATCCTGAAGCACGTATAGAAACTATAAGAGGATTACAACAAATAGTTGGACCAGAAAACTATGGCTTAGCTATTAGACAACTAGCTAATGAAGAAGACGCTCTTCATTCAGCTTATTGGATGCTTCCTCAGTTAGATGCTATTGGTAGTTCTGCCTCAAATCAAATAGCTAAGGCTTTGACTTATTTTGATACTAAAGAACTTAAGAAGATAAATACAGAAAATGAATTTGTAGATAGAGATTTATTAAATAAGCTCAATAGTAAATTAGCACCATTGCTAGGTTCTAATATGCTTACTAGCGACCCTAGAGCAGCTAAGATGTTTAGGGACACAGCTTATTTATTGGGTAGATATTATATAGCTACTAGTAATGCTAGTGACAATGAAGTAGCTGATTTAGTAAAAAAACAATTAATGGATGATTCTTACCATATAGTAGATTCTGGTTTTTGGACTGACAAGAATATTCTTATTTCAAAAAATCAAGAGGATAACTTAGACCCAGTTCCTATACAAAAACTATTATCAAAATATAGGGAAGTGCCTTTCCAAAAAGAAGATTTACTTTTTTTAGATGATGTTATTCAAGCTGAATTAGAAATAGGTCAAGATATTTATGAAGAGTATAGGGATATGTATAATGAGAACTTTTTAGATATAGTTAATGAGAATATTACCTATATCCCTACTGTTACAGGAACAGGTGTTTATGTTGGATACAAAAGCCCTACTATGTTAGATAAAACTATCCTCCTTTACGATAAGAATAAAAAACCTATCTATATAGATTTTAATAAGGGTCAAAAAGTTATTCAGGAAGCTGACGCTTATACCCCACCTACTCATAAAGAAGTAACTACTATGGTAGGCAAAAAATCGAAAACATTAACTAGTCAATTAGATAAGCATAAAATGAGAGAAGATTATTTTTCTCAAGCAATACAGGATTTTAGATAATGCCTTCATTATTCCCAGAAACAAATATAGAAAATGTGTTTTCCCCTTCTGGCTATTTAAAGCAACAGGAAGAGGAGCCACTTACTAAAGGTAGATTATTTGATATTTCTGCTGATGAAGCACAGTTAGATTCCCCTACTGCTTCATTATTTAGGATGCATGATATGGCTGAAATAAGTCGTATTGCTCAAGGTACTGAAACTTATGAGCCAGCTAAAGCTAATGAATTATATAAGAAGTATGGTCTTAACTTTAATGAGCCTATAACAAAAATTGAAGCTGATTATATGGCAAGACAGAAAATGCGTGAGTATCAAGCAAGACAGGCACTTGCTCGGAGTGAGGGGGATTTTATGAGCGGGGCAGCATCTTTTGGTGGGTCTATTTTTGGTTCATTTATGGACCCTATAAACATTGCTGCCTCTGCTATTCCTATTACAAAATTATTTCCAGGAATGAAAGCTATGCACGCTACGGGTTCAGCTTTTAATAAAATGAAACTAGGCTTTGTAGATGCTGCTATAGGTAATGCCATAGTTGAGCCACTTGCTGTAGGTGCTGCAACTATGGACCAACGGGATTATACTGTAACAGATGCCATGACAAATATATTTATTGGCGGCTTACTTGGTGTAGGTATTACAGGTCTTGGTGAAGGTGTTCGTTATTTATCTCGAGCAAATAAATTCAATGCCTTAGCTACTGGTTTAAAAGAATATTCCAATAGCCAAATACCTACAGCAAAAGACGGAATTATAGACACTAGTCCTCAGGCCTCGCGCTTCACTTTCGAAGATTTAGTGAATTTAAGTGATGATATGTTACAGGTTAATAAATCGGATGCTGCTGAATATAGGGTTCAATTAAAAGATGATGGTCCGTTAGGTAAACTTATTGGTATAGGCGATGATTTGCAATCAGCTAAACAGGACCTTAAACAGCAATATGGTGTTTTATTGGATAATGATATTCTTTCTAAAGGCTACGACACTAATACAGTTGCTACTAAGATAGAGTCTACTTTATTTGAACACTTCCCTAATTTAGACTCTGAAGATTTAACTAGAATGTTAGATACATTAGGTCCAAGAGAAGATTTATTAGACTTTGTTTATAGAGAAACTAATGGACTTAAAGACTTGGATACCTATGTTAAAAATCTTAAAGTCAAAGAAGGCGCTAGAGCTAAAACAACAGTTAAGAGAATAGCAAGGGCCTTAGAAGAAAGAATTGAAGATAAAGTCCAAGAGGTCGCGGTTCGAACTGAGGCCCGTAAGTTACTTTTGCAACGTAGTAAGCGAGGTAGTGTAAAAGAATTACTTCGTATGGCTAGAGGAGAAGAAAAAGAATTATTTACACCTGAAGTAAGGCAACAACGTCTCGAAGAGCTTCAAACTAAACGTGACAAAGCTTCTGGAGCTCTTGAGGACTTAAATGCTCAAATGCGTCAACTTGAGGAAGATTTTGCTCTTAAACAAAAACAGCTAGATAAAACTAATAAATTAGCTCGCCGCGAAAAATTAAAGTCTGAAATAACTGACATAAGTCGCGCCATTAATACGCTACAAAACGATATTACTACGGCCCGAAACTTATCGAACTTAGACCCAGAGGCTACACTTAAATCTAGGCAAGATAGAATAGGTGCTATGAAGTCTGTTCTGGAAGACTTGCAAAAAGATGCCCGGACAGTCGATGATATTCGTAATATAATAGAAGGTAAGAAAAAGCCGCGGCATGAATTAAATCAACCTGAGACTGTTGCTGAATTTAATGATTATTTATCTCAGGCACAGGAAACAATAGAGGTTGAGAGTGCTGAAGTAACTGAGTTAGCTAATAATATCCAACGACAAGTAGAAGATATTAAGGAAGATAATATCTATAGTAAACTTGGTGCTGAACTTGAAAAAGAAGTTAACGAGATAAATGAGGAATTTGATAAAGTAAGTAAGGACCTTAAGAAAGATTATCAAGATTACCTCGATTGTAGAATTGTAGAAGGAATAAGTAATGCCAATTAGTAAAAAGAATTGTTATACCTCATTTAAAGCAATTGCTGCTAAGTATATGGCGCCTGAAGATGTTGGCTCTTTCATACAAGAACACGCTATGCTGGTTAAAAAATTACAGAAGGAAAATAGCTCCCTTAACCTCGAGCGTGCTGAAGCAAAAGCAGGTGAACAACTACTTAATAAGATAGAACAACAAGCATTACAAATAAAGAAAAACAAACTTTTCAGCATGCAGAAAAAACTAGAAATAATTAAGTATGTTACTGAAACATATAAAGATAGTCCTATAGAAGGTATAAATGCTTTTCTTGCAGGTGCTGGCGGGGATATAAATGCTATGTTTAAAGGTTCTAAAGGTTATGTAGAAGGTTCTATGAACTCCCTAGCTTCCGAAGTAGACTTACAACAAAGTAAAGCAGTAGGAGCTTATTATACAGAATTAAAAGATGCTAATGTATTCCAAGAATATGTTTCTGGTAAACTAGACAAACATATTATAGATGAGTTAATTGCCCTACAAAAAAATAGACCTCTTGGACAATCAGGTTCTCAGAGTGCTCGGAAAATAGCTGAAGTTCTTAATAAACACAGTGAAATATGGAGAAATAAATTAAATGAATATGGTGCTGGTTTAGAGCCCGAATTTACTTCTATATTAACTATATCTCATGATGTACCTAAACTTGAATTAAAAGGTTCAACTAAAGCTGAATCTAGGCAACACTGGATAAATTTTGTTAAACCTTTACTTGACTGGGATAATATGATTGGTGCTGAAACACCTGATGAATTTCTCTCTGGTATGTTTGATACACTATTATCCGGTAAACATCTTGATTATGAAAATCCTTTAAGTGAAAGATTAACCACAACTCTGGCTGAAAGAATGAGATCCAAGAGGTTTTTAAAATTTAAGGATGCTGATAGTTATATGAAATATAATAAGGAATATGGCTATCATAACTTAAGAGAATCTTTCCACTATGGGCTGATGAATATTTCAAGTAATTTTGCTTTAACTAAGAGACTTGGGGTTAGTGCTAGACATACGTTATTATCTGCCATTAAAGATATAGCTCAATTATACTCTCGTAGTGATGATTTAAAGGCCATTAGAGCTTTTAGAAATACTGGGCCGGAAGGTATACCTGAATCAAGTAAACATCTTATAGCAGAGATTTTTGGTGATACTAAACGTCCAGTTAACCACGCATTATCTAAATGGGCTGCTACATTGAGAAATATAGAAAGTATGGCTAAATTAGGTATGGCTACAATTTCTTCTTTCTCCGATATTCATAATGTAGC